TCAAAGCCATGGGAGTCAAACCGGGTGTGTGGGATATCTTCCTACCGGTTCCTACTCCCGGTCTTTTCATCGAGATGAAGGCAGGCAAGGGTAGGTTGACACCGGGGCAGGTATCCTTCCGGGATGCTCTCCAGCCGCACGGCTACACCTTTGTTGTTGCGTACTCTTGGCACGATGCCGCCAAGGCAATAGCCGATCATGTTGGGTTTGCTTTTGATGTATAATCCTTTGTCGGTCTAACCGGCTACTCATTCGTACAAATGAGTATGCAACCCGCTCACCTGTACCTGAGCGGGTTTTGCTTTTGATGTATAATGTGGATGAACCTATCCTTCAAGGTTTGGCTTTGCCAGCCCCCGGAGTAGCTACCGGGGGTTTCCTGAAGTAGGTATCTTGAAGGAAAACATAGGTACACATCATGGCACTCCCTGCCACTGATGCCGTTCAGGCTATCGCCTTCCTGCGGCATCTTTTCAAACCCTATCAAGACGGGTTCATCGAAATCCGTCCACTCTCCAAGCACAAGCCCCACGCTAACCGCACCACTTACCGCATCCCTGAATGCTTGAAGGGTGAAGCCGGGCAAGCACTTAGCCAGCACATCATTTCCCTCGCCATGCGTGGTTATGATGTCTACGTTGGAGTGTGTCCCCGCGCCGCTCCTGAAGGCCCAGGGCGCAAGCTCGGTAAGGAATCCATCGAGTATGTCGGGGCGCTTTGGCTGGATCTAGATTCCAAGGTGCCGGGAAGTAGTCAAGCATTACTTGACACCTGCGACATCGTGGTATCTACCGGCAACGGGTGGCACGGCTACAAGGTAGCACCGACACCCATGCGGGTATCTTCCCCCAAAGAACGCACAGCGGTGGAAGCCAAGGTGCGGAGCTTTGCGAATGCAGTACTACCCGGAACCGATAACGTGTCCAACGTAGACAGAATCTTGCGCGTAGCGGGAACGATCAACTGGAAAGACCCGGACAACCCTAAGGCGGTGCAGCTCTTGAAGGGTGGCGGCATGAAGCCAACCTACAAGGAATCCTTGGTGGTTGCGGAGTTTGGCGATGCACGGCTTGATGCCTTGCTGGCATCCGCCAAGGCGGGCGAACTTGGACACGCAAGCCCGATGATACACCACGCTTCCGGACGCTATACCGGATGCTTAGACACGTTCTTTTTAGAGTTAGAACAGGCTTGCATAAAGTCAAAGGCTGATGCAAGATGGACATTCCTACTGGCGATTGTCAGGGCTGACTTGCCGGAGATTATGAGGCACTACTTTGGAGACTAACGATTTTTGGGATATCCCCCTTGTACCGGACATCAAGCCGGAGCGTAAGCAACGCGAACCGGGTGAGCCGTCAGGCGATGGAACACTTGCTAAGTTGTATCAACGACACCCTGAAGGGGGCGGGCCTTACGGCGGCAGAGACAACGCCATTACGGCTTATGTCGGATACCTGCGCTCTACTGGGCTTGATTACGATGGAGCGCTGGAAGCGGCGCAAGGCTTCAACCGCAACTGGCTTGACCCGGCTTTACAGCCGTTTGAAGTTAGCGAAAAAGTCGGACGGGCTTGGGCTGAATGGTCTGAAGGGGTACGACAACTCGTGACCCAACAGATGGCCGCATCCGAACTCATGGCAGACAAACTCAAGGCGCTTGAACCAAAGGAAGAACCAGAGTTAGAAATCTGGGACTGGTGGAGATTCAAAGAAGAGGGCATGAACTGCAAGGATGAAGAGTGGATAGCTGAGAATATGATTATTCACAAAGGGCTACACTTCATCGCTGCCGCATCCGGTAGCGGTAAATCGTGGCTTGGTATCGACCTTGCGATTGCTTGCGCTTCCGGTCGGCCATGGTGTCACTTCATCGAGACGATACAAACCAAAGTCTTATACATCAATGAAGAAATCGAAACTAAGAAGTTCTGGGGACGGTTTTGCATGATGCACCCTACGGATATTCCAGACCTACACATCATCCAAAAAAAGAACACCAAGGTAGACAAACCGTTTCACATGAATACGCTTGTGAACTATGTCAAGAAACATGAAATCAGGTTAGTGATTGTTGATACTTTTGTTCGTGTTCACAGCATGGATGAAAACGATAATGGCGCGGTAGCCAAACTGTATGACCGCTTCCAGGAACTGATTGATGCAGGGGCTGCTGTTGTCATTCTTCACCACAACAAGAAGGCCGCACCCGGTACGAGCATCACTCAAGACAGTATGCGTGGAGCCTCTGATTTGGCCGCACAAGCCGACATGGTGCTATCTATCTACCACGACATAGAAGCCAAGACGTATGACGTCCGTACGGTCAAACACAGGCACATTGGGGAGGATGACTGGGTTCACTTTGTGTACAAGCTAAATTCGGAACAACCCGGACAGATTGCCATTGAACAGATAGCGAACGCTGGTACCGAATCAGACGTGTTAGATCGGATTGTCCAGTTCGTTGCAGACAACCCCGGTAAGACCAAAAGCGCTATCTGTGCTGGCATCAAAAAGGGCAGAAACTTAGTGTGGGACACCATATCTGATGCCGTCACATTGCAGCTCATTGAGTGCCGAGAGGGGAAGTATTACAGGCGGTAAAAGGTGTACTGAAAATGTGTATCCCCTTAAGAATATTTATAAGTACACATTTGTATAAACCCCCCTCTCTCAGACTCTCACCCCCTACCCCGAAGAGAGGGGTAGAGGGGTAGTTAAAAGAGCGAACCATGTACCTGGCGCTAAGGCGCCGGTACAGGTATCGCCAAGAAAGAATAGAAACAAAATGGAAAGACGGAAACTTGTTCCTATGAACTGGGACGAACTGCAAGCGGCGGCATTGGTTGAGCAACAGGATCCAAAGTGGGAGCGCAAATGGCACGCTGTCCGTGCTTGGCTTTTGTACGGTGGCAAGGTATCGCTAAAGCGTTGGGTAAACCGTGAAGACACAGAAACCTACCTACGCCTAAAGGATGGCAAGGTTGTCTTGGTTCATTGGGATGGAACATGGCAGAGATTCTCAACACTTGATGGTTTGTGCAAGTATGACGAATACGTCTTGATTCCATATGACCATGTTGGTTTTGAAAAGGTGCATCAAGGGCGGCTGAAAAAGAGCGTTTGACAATATCCACCGAGTGGGTATATAACTATGTGGCAATAGTGCCAATGACCGAGCCAGTGGCTCAAGGAGTTTGATAATGGGATTCTTTGCACAGCATGGGAAGTACAGTGAAGGCAGCGGGAAAAAGTTCTCCGTTGCCGAGCAGGGCATTTACATCTGCGCCCTCATTGATTGCGAAGCCGTACAGGGTAAGAGCTTTGACGATCCAAACGTTCTCGAACCCAACTTTAAGTGGGTGTTTGAAACCACCGAAGTTGGTGACGATGACGGCCAGCCGTTTAGATTCATCCAGTACACCAAGACCTACTACGGCAACGAGAAAGCGAAACTGACAATCCTGCTTGATGGCATGGTTGGACGCATGACTAACGCGCAGTTTGCCGCACTTGACATCGAAGCGCTCAAGGGCAAGTCATGGCAAGTAGTTGTAGGCACCCGCCAGAAAATGAACGGTGAGTTAACCAACGTCATCGAGACAGTCAAGCCTGTAAAGGTTGCAGCTACAAAGCCCTTGAAAAAGGCTGTGCCGGTAACGGATGACATCGCAGATCCGTTTGACGAATAGTGCGTAACCACTACACGGTCGGCAAGCTTGACGCGCTGGCGGTAATCGAAGATTGGGGGCTGGACTTTGTATCTGGCTCCATTCTGAAATACCTTCAACGGCAGGAGCATAAAGGGCAGGCGGAAGAAGACCGGCTAAAGGTTCTCTGGTACGCCGCTTACCTTGTGACACGCTCCAGGGAGTACGCCGACCGGGTAGTAACTGATGCCAAGGAGATAAGTAATGGCAGGTAGACCAAACGAATCGGTGATTGCTAACCGCGCAAAGCGGCAGCATCTTTTAGATCGGTATGAGACCTTGGTCGCTGAAGGCATGAAATGCCATGAAGCGGCAAGGGCTGTAGGATTCCAACACACCACCGTCAATCGGTGGCTGAAAGAACGGACTGAAGAACAGTTGAAGAGCATCGAAGCCCATCGGATGAACCTTTCCGGCGGTGGCTTTCCTTCCGCTCTTGAACGCTTGCGGGCTGGCATGACGGTACGCCGACACGCTGCCGCTTGGTTCCTTCAGTTGGTTGATGGCAAGATATGCTTGTATCTCATTGATGGCGCTGGGAACCGGCACTACAGCCGGGTAGCGTCTTTCGGTAGTGCTGATGTCTTGGCTTTCGACTGGGAGATATACAACGGATGACTAAACTTATCTGGATCACACCGGAAGCGGAGCAGGTCATCGGATACTGCGCAAGGGTCAGCAACCCCGCCAACCAAGATAACCCTGACGTATCCCGGCTCTTGTCCTACTGCATCAAACACGGGCACTGGTCAATCTTTGAGATGGCCAGCATGTGTGTTGAAATCAAGACCACCCGTGCTATTGCTCCGCAGATTCTTAGACATCGAAGTTTCTCTTTCCAAGAGTTCAGTCAAAGGTACGCAGAGGTTCACGACTTCCCTATTCTGGGCGAGATGCGGCTTGCTGGTACAACTAATCGGCAAAGCTCCCAACCGTTGCCAGAGCGGAAAGATTTGGATGCTGAGATGCAGGGAGTCATCTTAGACGCTGAGCTATCCGTATCTCGTGGCTACTGGACATATAACAAACTTATCAAAGCCGGTATCGCTGCGGAGACTGCAAGAATGGTTCTACCGCTTTGCTGTCCGACCACCTTGTATATGAGCGGCACGATACGGTCTTGGATTCACTACGTGCAGCTCAGAACGCAGGACGATACGCAACTAGAGCATAGGGAGATAGCAGACAGCATCAAGGCTTTGATGGCTGAACACCTGCCAATCACAATGGGAGTAATCAAATGAGATTTGGAGAAGTGATACAAGCCTTGATGGCTGGTGGCGGTAACGCCGTATGGCGCGGTGAGTGGGGAGGAGCCGTATTCCTGCGCTACTCCGAAGTGTGGAATATCTTTGAATTGCACGGGCCTAAAGGACGTGTAACGCAACTTGAAGAACTGAGCCTGTCCCCTGGTGATTTGTTTGCTAACGACTGGGCTATCGTTGTACTTGATCCGCGAACCGGGGAGGTTGCCAAATGATACCTTTTGCACTTGGTGCTTTGGTGGGGGCTGGATGCTTGGCGGTATACAACGAACTGTATATTCGCTGGTTGTATGCTGATGTCAAGAAACAGGCTAAAGCCCAAGGCATCAGTAAGGAAAAGATGAGGGCTGCTATGCTCTGGGCTACCAGCGCGGAGATACGAAAGAACCTAGATGAGTAGAGAAAAGGAGTACGAAGATGGCAGCACAACCCGGAGCAGGTAGACCAACAAAGTACACACCGGCAACGGTAGCCAAGCTCACAGACGCTCTGCGAGGTGGTAACACCCGCAGGGCTTCCTGCGCTGCCGCTGGTATAAGTCAGGAGACACTGGCTAGATGGTTAGCCGAAAATGTTGATTTTAGGGATGCTATAGAAAAGGCTGAGGGTGAAGCGGAGCTACGCAACCTTCAGGTCATCCAAGATGCAACCCGCACTACTTGGCAAGCTGCCGCATGGTGGCTTGAGCGCAAGCACAAGGCCGACTGGTCATCTAGGGTAGAGCAAACCGGCGCAGACGGTTCACCGGTCAAGGTCATCGTGGAGTATGCGGATAAGCCCGGTGCATGAGCTTCACCACGGCAACTGTCTTGACATCCTACGAACCATGCCGGATTGCTCGGTTGATGCTGTTGTAACCGATCCGCCGTACGGCTTATCCTTCATGGGCAAGCGTTGGGATTATGACGTTCCATCTACCGAGATATGGGCAGAATGCTTGCGAGTGCTAAAGCCAGGCGGTTACCTGCTGGCGTTTGCCGGTACTAGGACTCAACACCGGATGGCGGTACGCATTGAAGATGCCGGGTTTGAGATTCGGGATATGTTAGCGTGGATGTATGGTAGTGGGTTCCCTAAGTCTCACAATGTGAGTAAAGGATTTGACAGGGAGGCAGGGATTCTCAAACCGGAATTCAAGGGCTTCACTGTAGCCGGGTCAAGTCACAATGCAAACATCAGTAAGACTATTCCTACAAAAGGTTATGTGCCTCCAGCCCCTGCCACGGATGCGGCTAAACAATGGCAGGGCTGGGGTACAGCACTCAAGCCAGCCATGGAGCCTATCACGATGGCACGTAAGCCCTTCAAAGCCACGGTAGCGCAAAACGTGCAGGAGTGGGGTACAGGCGCCATCAACATTGACGGTTGCC